AGAAGTTCCTGGAGTTCGCCCTTAGATCAAGTGGTGGTGGTTTCATAAGAGAACTATCTCCCGATGATAAGGACATAACTTTAACAACTCGTGAAGGTGCGGCAGAAATTCTGCCGTCTGGTAATGAGTTAGTTAGGACTCATCAACATCTCGTGCAAGTGATGGATCCCGAAACTAAGTTAAGTTCTCCAGCAGTTCTTGATATGAAGAAGACACAGTTAAAAGTCTCTCGTAGATGGAACACTATGAAGAATGGCATAAGACTACCTTCGGGTAAGCCTATGCCTCTCTATGGAACTGCATGGTCTATTAAGACTATTGCAGAAAGTAATGATCAAGGTAGTTGGTATAACTACAAGGTTGATCGTGTAACTGAGATGACAAAGGAACTAGAGGCTATGATGTTAGAGGCTAGGACTATGTATCAAAGTTTTAGAAAAGGGGAAATTAAAATGGCTGCGGCTTCTGCCGATGAAATGTCATCAAGTCAGAAGGACGAAGAAATACCGTTTTAATTAACTGAGCCGTGGCTATGTCCTCCAAGCCACGGCTCTTTTTTCTATGGAGTGAAGAGTGAATTTAGCAGAAGAATTAATGAAAGCCTTTGAAGGTTTTCGATCAGCACATGGTCAGACAGAAGTGTCAACTCAACGAATGGCTGGTAAACAAAAAGCAAAGTCTTACATTGTAAGAAATCCATTAACACTTGAATTAATGCAAAGACACATCGATGGTAAACAAGGTGTCGGTGCTATACCAATCAATGAAGATAACAAGTGTAAGTTTGGTGCTTTAGATATAGATCAATACCCTCTTGATCATAATGAATTAATAGATAAATTAGAGAAGTTCAATGTTCCGTGTATCGTGTGCCGTAGTAAATCTGGTGGTGCACATATATTCTTTTTCTTTGAGGAGTGGATGAATGCGAGCGATTTTAGAGACAAAGCTGCTGAGATTTCTGCAGCACTTGGGCATGGTCGGTGTGAAATATTCCCAAAGCAAGAACAAGTTCTTGTCGAAAGGGGCGATGTGGGTAACTTTATTAATTTACCGTACTTTGATTCCGAACAGACTTTCCGTTATGCGATCCTCAAAAAGGAGGGAACGTATAAGGATGCTTCGTTACAGGAATTCATTGAAGAGATACAAAAAGTCAAAACGAATCCGAAAGATTTCTTAAAGATACCAATCGGTGGGGCAGTCGAATTATATCCTAATTATGTTCCGTGCTTACGTTCATTAATGTCAATAGGTATATTCGAAGGGGGGAGAAACCGAGCTGCCTTTCATCTTGGTGTTTTCTTACAAAAAGCTTTTCCCGAAGATTGGAAATCTAAATTAGAAGAACATAATGCAAAAGACTTTACACCACCACTTACGGCATCAGAAGTCGTAGCAATACAAAACACATTAGAAAAAAAAGAATATCAATACTTATGTAAAGAAGAACCTATGTCTTCTCATTGTAATCAAGGAGTATGTAGAACTTTAAAGCATGGTATTGGTGTTGGATCTATGCCTACAATTAGTGGACTATCTGTTATCTTATCGGAGCCAAGACTATGGTTCGTGGATATAGGTGGGAGAAGACTTGAGTTAACAACAGATGAATTACAAACTCCAAGACTATTTCAAAGAGCATGTATGGAACAATTAAATTTCATGCCCCCGAAGTTAAGAGATAATCTTTGGGAAGAACAAATCAATGGACTATTAGAGAACTGTAATGAAATCAATGTACCCGAAGAACTTACATACAAAGGACAGTTTATATCTTTGTTAGAAACTTATTGTACGGGTCGAGTACAAGCACAAACCTTCGAAGAGATTATGCTAGGTAAACCATACACCGAGGCAGAAGAAAATAAGACTTACTTTAGGCTTGAGTCTTTAATGGAGTTCATGAGACAGAAAAAGTTTGATGTTTATACAAGAGCACAAGTGCAAGAAAGATTGAAAGAAATAAACAGTGGAGATAGTTCTATTGTAAAAAGATTTAAAACATCAACGGGAAACTCTAAAACAATTCGTGTTTGGAGTATACCAGAATTTGTGTCAGAAGTAGAAATAGAACCCGTAAAGATAGAAGCAGGTGAGGCACCATTCTAATGGAAGTATTAATAGCTTTTTGTATTGTATTGGTTGAGGCACCTAGAATAGATGGTGGTAAGTCAATATGTGGTTTTTATGAACCTAAAGTTGAGTTTAAAAGTAGACAAGAGTGTATGGCAGATAAAAAACTAATAGAGGATTATGTTGTTGAAGAGGCTTGGAAGATTCATCCCAAGGCAGTGCGAATATATGCGAAAGGAATGTGTAGTGGAAAGTGATGTAAGAGCAGACACAAAGTTGATGAACGATATTTGTGTTGAGGTTTTAAATGATTATTTAAAATATTTTAAAATGGCAGAAAGAGCTATGAGAAAACTTCCTGGATCTCTAACAAGAACAGAAAGAACCGAATTAGTTTATTATCAAGAGATGGTTAGAAATATAGGAATGGTTAAAGATTACATAGATACTAGAACTGAATCAATAAATTTCGATTGGGATAGTTAATGGAGACAGTAATTTTTGGACCCCCGGGCACGGGAAAAACAACAACCTTAATTGATATAATTAAGAAGAGCATTCAAGATGGAATGGATCCTACTAAGATAGCTTTCATGTCATTTAGCCGTAAGGCTGCGACTGAAGCCAGAGATAGGTCTGCTATTGAACTCGGTCTAGATATAAAACAGATGCTTTACTTTAGAACATTACACTCTCTTGCTTTCACATGGTTAGGTTTAGATACTAAGAAAGTATTTAAAGGTTCTGACTATAATGATCTTGGTAAGCTTGTTGGCTTAGAGTTTAGGTCTGCTCCGACAGTTAGTTTAGAAGAAGGACCTTTGTTTCAAATAGGAGCTGGTGGGGATAAGTATATGTCCATTATACAGATGGCTCGTGTTAGAGAAGTATCTTTAGAACAACAGTTTAATGATGCTTGGGATCATACATTACATTGGCAAGAGTTGAAAAATTTAGACAAAGCATATCGTGATTATAAAGACGCTAAGAATAAATTAGACTTTGTTGATATGATTGAAAAATTTATAGCACAAGGAACGTCTCCTAAGTTTGATTTACTTATAATAGATGAGGCACAAGATCTGGCACCTCTGCAATGGAAGATGGTTAAAGAAGTATTAGTACCTAATTCAAAAAAAATTTACTACGCTGGAGATGATGATCAAGCTATATACACTTGGATGGGTGTAAAGGTTTCTGATTTTCTAAATGCATGTGACGATAAATTATTCTTAACACAATCGTTTCGTGTACCGAATACCATTCACAAATTTTCACAAGACTTAATAAAAAAAGTCGCTATCAGACAATCAAAAGTATGGCAACCCGCCAAAAAAGATGGCACCATAACATGGCATCGAGATATACTTGATGTAGATTTAACTAGTGGCGAATGGTTGGTACTTGCGAGAACTAATTACATTACAAATAAAGTCTGTAATCGTCTCAAAGAAGACGGGTATCTCTATTGGAGAGAAGGCACTGGTTGGTCTATTTCCCCAAATGTTATTAACGGAATAGAGGTATGGCTTAAACTATGCAAAAACCAAAACTTGTCTTCAGCAGAACTGAAGAGCTTTGCGAAAATATTGAACCCGAATATTATTTCCAAATCTGGGAGAAAGTCACTATCGTCCCTAGATGCAGAACGAACTTATACTCTAGACGATATTTTAGAGAGTTGCAGTTTGAGCGTTACACACGAGACACCGTGGCAAAAAGTCTTGAAAGTCTCGGATCAGGAAGTAGCATACATAATGTCAGTGAGGAGACGAGGGGAGAGGATACTGACGGGAACTCCGAGGATTCGGATATCGACAATTCACAAAGCCAAAGGTGGAGAGGCGGATAACGTAGCTCTACTACTTGACTCAACCAAGGCCTGTGTTGAAAGCTTAGATCAAGATTCTGAAATAAGAACTTTCTATGTGGGAGCAACTCGTGCTAAAAAAACATTGCACTTAATCGAATCAACAGCATTAAATAGGTTTAACATATGAAAAAAGATAGAGAATTTTTTTTAAAAGAAGCAGAGAAACTAATCAATGGACAGAGAGCCAAGGAGTATGGACCTGCTAAAAAGAATCATCAACGTATAGCCGATATATGGACTATACTGTTAGATAAAAAATTAAATGGTGCAATCACTCCAGAGGAAGTTGTGGCTTGTATGATAGGAGTCAAGGTAGCTCGTCTCGCTGAAGATATTTCAAAAGACGATTCTTGGACAGATGTTATCGGATATGCAGCTTTAGGTGGAGAAATAATAAATGACAAATCATGATCAATATCACTTACTAGATCAAGATATTAAAGATGTTTCGTGGGGCAACGTAGATTCTGATTGGGAACCACCTCAAACACTTCCAGATTTATCACAACATAAAACTATATCTATTGACTTAGAAACAAAAGATTCAAACCTTTTAACTCTTGGGCCTGGGTGGACTAGGAAAGATGGATACATAATAGGAATAGCCGTTGGTGCTGGCGAAAGTGCTTGGTATTTTCCTACGGGGCATAAGGTTGGCAACATGCCAAAGAATGCCGTGTACAGTTGGTTAACAAAACTTTGTGCAGACGAAACAATAACTAAAGTGTTTCATAATGCTTTGTACGATTTAGGTTGGCTTCGAGCCGAGGGTATAGAAGTTAAAGGTAAAATCATAGATACAATGATTGCAGCACCTTTATTAGATGAAAATAGAAAATGGTATAACCTTAACTCACTTGCTAGAGATTACTTGGGAGAATTTAAGGACGAAAAATTATTAAAGTCTGCTGCAGAAGAGTTTGGTGTTGATGCTAAATCTGGTATGTGGCAACTACCTCCTAGATATGTAGGTAAGTATGCCGAGCAAGATGCTTTGATAACTTTAAAACTTTGGGAAAATTTAAGAAAGAAAATAACTCAACAAGAGTGCACAAGTATTTTTGAATTAGAGACAGATTTACTTCCCGTATTGTTTGAGATGAAAACAAAGGGAGTTCGTGTTGATGTTGAAAAGGCACATCAAACTAAAAAAGATTTAACTAAAATAGAAAAATCACTTATAGATGAAATAGTCAAGGAAACTGGAGTCACGGTTGAACCTTGGGTCGCCACATCTGTAGCAAAGGTCTTTGATGCCGTGGGACTTCCGTACTCTCGCACAGAAAAGTCCGGGGCTCCCATGTTTACAAAACAATTTCTTGCGAACAACACTCATCCAATTGCACAAAAGATTATAAAAATTCGAGAAATAAATAAAGCTAATACGACATTTGTTGATACTATTCTCGATCACTCTCATAATGGTAGAATACATTGTGATTTTCACTCCCTAAGATCCGATGGTGGAGGAACTGTAACAGGACGATTTAGTTCAAGCAACCCCAATTTGCAACAGATACCTG